GAGCAATTAAAACTCCTAAAAACATCATCTATGGAAGTAGCAAGTTTAGCAATAGAAACAGAATTATTAAATGGTATTCAAAATACTTTATCAAACGGATTCCAAAGTATGTTCCAATCTTTAATTGACGGAACTAAGTCGTTTAAAGACTCTATGAAAGATTTAGCCAAATCAATACTTGCTGATTTAGCAGCAATGTTCTTAAAAGCCGCAGCATTAAAAATGATGCTTGCTATGTTCCCCGGAATGGGAGATGGTAGTGGTGGTTTCAAATCCCTATTTGGTGGAGATAGATATGGGGGTATAAGAGGACCAGGTTCATTTGCAGGTGGTGGAGTAGCAGCCGGACCAAACGCAGGTTATTTAGCTAAACTTCATGGCACGGAAGCAATAGTTCCACTAGGAAATGATAGAAGTATACCAGTGCAATTATTAGGTAGCACATCAAATACAGTTAATGTTGCTGTAAATATAAGTGGTCAAAGTTCTAATGTTAGTGCGACAGGCGGAGGAGATGCTGCAGCACTTGGAAGATCAATAGGGGGACTCGTTCAACAACATTTACAAACAGAGATGAGACCAGGCGGACTTCTTAATCGACAAGGAGCAACAGGTAGAGGTGGATAATGGCAAATGGATTAACAACTAATACAATAAATACAAATACATCTGGAGAAAGAGTTACTGGAGCAACGCCTGGAGATACTATCTTTGGCATGAGCGGACCAGTAATGTTCGATAAAGGAGCCTCAGAAACACCTAAACCTAGAGTTTTAAAAGCACAATTTGGCGATGGATATGAAATGCGTGTAGCAGATGGTATAAATAATACTCCTAGAACATGGAGTCTTGCTTTTAATAATCGTACTAATGATGATATAGATAATTTATATAGATTTTTTCAAGTTCTTGCAAGTGTGGACACTTGTAGATTAACCGTACCTGATACAACCGCAGTAGCAGGCACAGGATCTACAGTTGACGTAGAAGAAGCGGTAACAGTAGTTATTGAAGGTTACAATAGAATTTTTGGACAAACAGAGTACTATAGTTTAGCTTGTACAGCTAGAGAAGTTTTTGAGTCATGACACAACCTATAGTAGGAACTGATCATGCCCTAGTCACAGATGTTCAAGGGCAATCGCAATCTAGTGGTTTTATTACTGTTTTCGAAATAGTAGTCCCTGATAGTAATATTGGAGGAGCTGGATTAGATAAATTATTTTTTCATGATGGTCGAAATGGTACTAATACTCTTACTTGGTATAGCTTAGATAATGAAAGTGACTTTGGATCAGTTGATAGAACTAAATATAGTGCGGCTACTTATGAAGCGTTACCAATAGAAAGTGAAGGTTGGGAAATTAGAGGATCAGGTACCGGAAGCTTACCACGTCCTACAGTACGAATGGGTAATATAAATCAGTTTTTTAGAACATATTTGGCAGATTGGGACGATTTAATTGGAGCAAAAGTTATAAGAAGAAGGACTCTTGAAAAATATTTAGCAACTCCTACAAAGACTACTGCAAACGATCCTAATTGTCCTCCGATTGAATTTAATAGAGATGTTTATTATATAGAAAGAAAGTCTGTTGAAACAGCAGTAATAGTCGAATTTGAACTTACTTCTGCATTTGATGTGGAAGGAATCAAATTACCAAGAAGATCTATCTTAGCAGCACGCTGTCCTTGGAAGTATAAAGATACAACACAAGGTGGTTGTGACTGGCCGGAAGATAGTAGATTAGTTGAAGGTGTTGGAGATCCTATATATTTTGATAAAGATGATAATGCAATTACTGAAGCCGCAGATTTAAATAGTGCAGGCACTAACAAATACACTTTTTGGGGTAGACAAGACGTAGAAGACAACAGAGAAACGAGTCTATATTTACATAATGTAACTTATGAGGTAGGAGATTATGTAGATTATCAAAGACCTATAGGAAATTTATACTCAATTACTACTATGGTGGAAAATGCAACTGATAGAGTAACTATTACTGTACCTACAGCGACTGCAGCGGAATTTGCCGCAGGAGACTGGTTAGTTATTAAAGGAGCGACTCCTACAAGTTGGAATCATAAAAATGTTCCATTATATATTGAGTCTAAAACATCTACGACTCTTGTAGTACAAACAGATAGTACTGCAACAGGAGATTTATCTACTACAGGGTATATTCAAGCCTGCAGAAATACTTTGTATAAATGTAAGGTAGAACATACAATTCTTCTTGGAGATAGTATTGAGGATTTAATAAAGCCTATTAACATATCTTATTGGGAATTTGGAGATATTTGCGGTAAACGTTTAAGCTCGTGTTCAAAACGATTTGCTCATGTTACTAATGGTGGAAAGTTAGATGTAGTTCATGTAAAAACATACACAGGTATACCAGGAGTAGCAACAGGAGCATTATTGGGAGGAGTAGGTTATACTAGTCAACCTACTATTACTTTTACTAATACTGGCACAGGTGGAACTGGAGCAGCAGTTAGAGCTAATGGAACAGAGACTGATGATACTGGTTCTATAACAGGTGGAAGAATATTAACCTTCACAATAACTAATGCAGGTAGTGGGTATACTAGCAACCCAACCATTACTATAACAGGTGGAGGTGCCTCAACACAGGCTCAAGCAGAGGCTAGAGTTAAACTTTACACAACAGATAATGTGGCTCTTCCATTTGGAGGATTCCCGGGAGCAAGTTTCGGATAATGATCGAACCAGTACTAGAACAAGTAAAAGCCTATGTATATAAAGAAGTAGACAAGGAAGCCTGTGGCTTATTAGCAGTTAGAAAAGGACGAATTAAGTTTTTTCCATGTGAAAATAAAGCAGAAGATCCCCGACAAGACTTTGTAATTGATCCATATGACTATAAGGCAGTTGCAGATGAAGGAGATGTTGTAGGTGTAATTCATAGTCACCCCAATGCAGAACCTATACCTAGTCCTGTAGATAGAGCTGCATGTAATAGATTAGGAATCCCTTGGTATATTTTTGGCTGGAAGGATGAATGGGTAAAAATAGAACCTCAGAAAGAGTCTTTTGATTTAATTGGAAGACCTTTTGTATTTGGTGTATATGATTGTTATACAATAGTAAAAGATTATTTCGCCAAGCAGGATATTCATTTTAAACCTGATTGGGATTACGAGTGGGATTTTTGGAAAAAGGGAAAAAATTATTATCTGGAGAGATATGCAAATGAAGGCTTTACTAAAGTAACAGACGATACTCTACAGGTTCATGATGTTATTTTAATGGCACTAAATTCAGATACAACCAATCACGCAGGAATATATGTAGGTAGAGGTAAAATGTTACATCATGCCCCTGAGAGGTTGTCATGTAGAGATAATTATCACGGAATCTGGCATCAAATAGCCAGAACAAGATTAAGACATAATAAATTCAAATGAGAAAAGTATATTTAGAAGGAATGTTAGGAGAAAAGTATGGGTCAGAGTGGAACCTAGCAGTAAACTCGCCCGCAGAAGCTATTCAGGCTATTGCAGCTCAACGTTCTGGATTTAAACAATATTTAATTGAAGGAGAAAATGTACAAGGATATGATGTTTTAGTTGGAGATGAACAAGTTAGTCTAGAAGAATGTATGTTAACAAATCCTAGCATGAGTCAATCATATACTTTTGTGCCAGTAATTGCTGGTAGTAAAAACGCAGGAATAATGATGATACTTGGAGTAGCTTTAATTGCTATGACAGGTGGATTTGCAGCGTTTGGTATCGCAGGACTAGCAGGACCAAGTGCAGCAGCCGCAGCTACTGTAGGAACTGTAGCAACCGCCGAGACAATGGCTCTGGGAATTGCTACAGCAGTAGGAGAAACTATTACTCTCTCAGCCGCAGCAGGAGCGACTGGAGCTTCAATGACAGGAATACTAGCTTTTCAAGGGGCTTCATATTTAGGAATGGGTTTATTACTTGGAGGAGCTTCTATGTTACTAGCTCCTGATACTCCCGAGGGTACAAATGCAAGTAAAGCACAAAATTATTTATTTTCAGGTCCAGTTAATACAGTTAAACAAGGAGAACCAATTCCATTAGTATATGGAAGAATGATAACAGGTTCTAAAACTATTATGGGATCCCTATTTACTACAACTTCTAATAATGAATCTCAAAACCTAAAAACTAGAAAGTTAGTAGGTATAGGAGGCTTTAGAGATGATGGAGATAAGCATGGAGAGAACGCCCCAGCTGGAAGATACAATCCTTTCTTTGGCGCTGGATGGCGAATGGGACCGGGAAGTGGTTTTTAATAATGAATAAAGAAGATAAAAAATTAATAAAAATCATAGGTTCCGGAGGTAAAGGAGGATCCGCTAGAGAGTCTTATGAAGCAGATGATAATATGTTTGCTCGACAACATGCGGCTTTTATAGATGCTATTGCAGAAGGTCCAATTAAAGGTCTCGTTTATGGAGACGCTTCAATACTTATAGATGAAACCAGAATTAGAGATGTTAATCAACTCACAGGACAAAGAAGTAAAAACCCCAATATACAAAATTTCAGAATTGTAGAAGCAAAAGGAGATGCAACACAAACTCCTAATGCAGATTTCTTTCATTCTTTTCCATCAGCTGCTCTAATTGAAGAAATAGGAAGTGCAGAACTATTATTAGATGAACCCCAATATCATACTATATCTAGTGGATCTTTTGAAAAACAAAATGCCGATTATATAAAAGTTACCATGTCTACTACTGGTATGGTAAGAATTACTAAAAAGGGTAAAACTGCAGGGGATAGACACACAACTAGAGTACTGTTTGATATTGTCTTTAGATGGACAGATACTGACGGAGTTCAACGTTCAGTCACTAAATTCGCTACTGGATTTATGGGTAAAGTAAGTGGTAAATATGCACATACTTTCGGATTTAATATAGAAGAAGATAAAGCTATAAAGGGAATGGTAGATTGGGCACTAAAAATAACTAGAGTTGGTGGTGAGATTTCGGGTGATACTAATGAAGTTTCAAACTCAATTTATATAGATAGTATAGAAGCTTCAATAGCAGATAAGTTAGAATACCCTTATACTGCATATATAGCAGGAGCTATAGATGCAGAGGCTTTTAATAGTATCCCTGCGAGAGGATATGAGATAGACGGGAAATTAATTAATATTCCTAGTAATCATTTTCCTATAGATTATAATGGGCGTAAAGTAACTGTCGCTAATACTACTAATTTTGAAGTAGGAGACGCCGTAAAACAAGCCGACATAAGTCTTACTTCTATAACTGCAGTTTATGCTAATACGGAAGAAGTGGAGGGAACAGAAGATGAAGATGGCGACGCAATATCCCCTAATGCTGATGGTGGGTATTTAGCAACAGCTACTTGTGCTGCTGCACATGGAATAACTGTTGGTAATGTATTTACTGCATTAATAGATGGAGTATCCGCTGAAGCAGATTTTTGGGCAGGCACTTTTGATTGTGAAGCAACTACAACCACACAATTTACTTATACATTAAACGCACCCGCAACATCAACTACAGATCCAACAATAAAAACTTTATCAGGAGGTACTACTCCATCAGCTGCAGGAACAATAACAGCTACAGTATTCACTGGAGGTTTAATTGATAAAATTGATGGATCTACTACTCTTTATTTAAGAAATGTATCTCCCACCGCAAATATTCTTTTAGGTTCACCTATAACTAATGATGTCGATGGTAGGGTCGCTTCTGCTGATGCTACAGCAGTAGAACAAGTACTTATTCCTGCTAACTATAGACGAGACGCTTCAACTGAAAAAATCACAATAGTAGAACATGATTGGGATGGAACTTTCTATAACACATGGTGTAATAATCCAGCATGGGTATATAATGATTTAATTACTAATAAGATTTATGGGCTAGGTAATTACATAAGCCAAAATCAAATTAATAAATGGGAATTATATCAAATTGGTAGATACTGTGATGAATTAGTACCTGCAGGTGTAGCAGCCGCAGATTTACTTAGTTTATATACTACTAATGACGCTAATTATACTGGATCAACGGGAGAATTTGAACCTCGTTTTTCTTGTAATTTAGTAATAGCAGGACAGCAGGAAGCATTTAAAGTTTTAAATGATGTAACAGGTATATTTAGAGGAATGACTTATTGGCTAAATGGAGAAGCCTATGTAGTTCAAGATTCTGAAAAAGATCCAGTATATCAATTTACTACTGGTAATGTTATAAACGGTGAGTTTAAATATGAAGGCACAGCGAACAAGACTAGAACTAATCAAGTAATAGTAAATTGGAACAACCCACAAGACTATTACAGACCTAGGGCAGAAATAGTAGAATTGGAAGAAATTCTGCAAAAAGATACAGAATTTCTCAAAACAGATTCTATAACTGCTTTCGGCTGTACTTCAAGAGGACAAGCTAGACGATTAGGAAAATGGAAACTTTTAAGTAATAATTTACATACTAATACAATTAGTTTTGCTACTGGTATAAATGCGGCATTTATAAGACCTGGTGATATAGTTCAGGTTATGGATAATGCTAAAATAGGTAAGAGTTGGGGAGGTAGAGTAAAATCAAGTTCTTCTACTTCAAGTATAAAACTAGATAGACAATGGGAGAAAGAATCAGGTTATAACTATAATGATTATCAAATAACTCTTACTTTTGTAGGATACAAAGCAATACTAGCACAAGATCAAGCAACTATTGAAGTTCAAGGAGTAAATACTGCTCTTGTAAGAGGGAATGAAATTACTAATTGGAGAGACTCCGATGCTATTATTCACCCTAGTAGGGGTTGGGAAGATGGTGAGGGCGATATAACTTTGGATAGCGAAGAAAAAGCTGCCAATGTATTTGATAAAGATGGTAATATGGTATTTGTTCAATGGACTCCATTTACTCAAACTGAAACTAAATTTATAGACGCTAGTGATAATGCAGACCCTAGTAGTCTTACTATAAGTACTGCAGGACTTAATAGCGCTATATTATCAGAAGCTCCAGCAGCAGACTCAATGTGGATTATTTCAAGATCCGCTCTTTCAACAGGAAAAACTAAAGAAGAAGCTAAATTATTTAGAATATTACAAATAGCAGAAGGCGATCCAGGAACCTTTGAAATACAAGGGTTAGAATATAATGCTACAAAATTTGATGCTGTAGATAAAAACGAAGCACTAAGTGAAGATAGACAAATTTTCTTACCTTCTACATTCAAAGTAACCCCACCAGTTACTAATATAAGCTATCGGGCTACATTAAAGAGTGCTAGTGACGGTGATGCCTCAATAAACCTTTTAACTTTTAGTTGGGATCCTCCTAGAAATATAGATGATAATGCATTATATACTTTTGTTCAAAACTATGAAGTTTATTATGCTCAAGACGGCATACAATGGAAACACGCAGGAAGCACTCCCAGTACTTCTATAGAGTTAGACAATAAACTAAGTGGAACTTATCATGTAAAAATATTTACAAGAAGTGTTCAAGATAAAAGGTCTGTTCCAGCAGAGGCTAAACTAGAAGTAAATTTCCAAAGAGCAGTAGGTCCGAGTGAAGGAACTGTTGGTAATGGCGACCTTACTATAAATAAAATTGGAACTATTGGTGGGAGCTATGAACTTGATGCGGGTAAAGTTTCTTTTTCACCACCAAATCAACGACATATTGATGGAAGAAATAATCATGATATAACAGGACAAGTTCAACTTGATTTTACAGGATTAAGTCATACTTCAACTACTGGGGGAGATGTTGGATATATTTATATGGATCATAGTGCTAATGCATTTAAAGCAATAGCTCATGATGAAACATCAGATCAATTTTATACTGTAGGAAGTAGTGTATTTGCTACTGCAACAGGAACACTTACTTGTTCACCAAGTATGATTAGTACTGCAGTTGCAACTCCAAATCATATATTCGGACTAGATTCTACTAATTTTGATGGGGAACTAGCCGTTGATAATGTACTGAAGTTTACAAATGCTTCCTCTGGTTCATCAGTTAACTACTATCATAGAGTAAGAAATTTCCCAAACACTTTAACTTCCGATAGTGAAATGTTAGTTGATCCGGCAGTACGAGTTACAGTAGTAGACTCAAATAACCAAGCGTTCAGTAAACCCAATTTCTTAGTAGACTATTCAAATGATACTGTTATGGGAATGGTTACAAAGACAGGAACCTCCACATATGTAATAACTAAATTCGGAGCTTCTCAAGGAGGAGGGGCTTATGATGTTCAAGGAACTAATGAATCTCATACTTTTGCAGCGGATTCTGATGGAGAAGTAACTACTGCAAACTATGCGGCATATACTAATACTTATACAGTAGAAAGAGATGGAACAGCATTTACATATGCAGCAAGTGGAACAGCTGCATCAACCTTTGGATTAACAGTTACAGCAGTAACTGGACTTGACCTGGTCGGCGATGTAAATATATCTAGCAGTGGTGTAATTACAATAGATGATGAATCTTTAGATGATGCTGACCAGTATTCAGCAACCGCAACTGTAGTAATTAAAGATTTATTAAGAGATTATACGATTGGAACTAGAATTATCTCTTTTACTAAAGCAGGAACAGGAGCAGACGGCGCGGCAGGAGCAGGCGGAAATAATGTAAGTTTAAAAGCTTCTCATTATGTTGTTGTATATAATACTGAGGGAGAAAGTCCAACACCAAGTGTAAGCACAGATATTACTTTAAC